GAGCTAGCCAATGATCATTCGCCCCTCTTAGTTAGTCTATCCCAACTCCAGCGGATCCTTCTCACCCTCTGGGCAACTCCTGGGCAACTCCTGGGAAAGTCCCGGGAAAGTCCTGGGAAAGTCCCGGGAAAGTCCTGGGAAAGTCTCTCCACGCAAAAAGACCCTCTGCCTTTTGAGCAGGGGGCCTTTCCGTCAAACCTTGAAAGGGGGTCAAAAATAATGAAACGACAACAAACAGAGGCAAACTATAGGAACAATTATATTTTAAATCGAAGACCGGCAAAAGTCAATAGTTTGACAACTGTCAATCTTTTGTATACAATAGGGGTAAAGAAGTGCAAAGAAAGGGAGTGAACATATGAGCGTCTTTTATGATGGCGTCCGCCTTCTTTCCATGAAGGACCTGGACGGAAATAAACCTACCTTCCTTATTTGCACTTCGAACAGAACAGCCGGAAAGACTACTTACTATAATCGTTATTTTATAAACCGTTTCCTGAAGTTCAAGGAAAAGTTCATGCTGATGTACCGCTACAAAACGGAGCTGTCAGACGTCGCGGAAAAGTTCTTCAAGGATATCGGCGGCCTTTTCTTTTCCGACTGGATCATGGTAACCAAATCAAAAGCACAGGGCGCCTTTCATACGATCTACTTATCCAGTAAGAAGGATCCTGAGGCGGATCCGATCGAGTGCGGCTATGCCGTCCCGATCAACGGGGCCGACGCCCTTAAAAAGTACTCCCATGAATTCTCAGACGTTCAAAGGGTTATGTTCGATGAGTTCCAGCCGGAGGATAAAGGCACCTACTGTCTGAACGAAGTAAACAAGTTTCTGTCTATCATGACTTCTGTATCCAGAGGCCAGGGGAAGCAGTATCGCTTTGTCCAGTGCTTTCTTATCGGCAACTCGGTTTCTATCCTGAACCCTTACTATATCCGCATGGGGATAACTGAACGTCTTCGTGATGATACAAAGTTTTTGCGCGGACATGGCTGGGTGCTGGAGCAGGGTTTTAACGAGGGCGCTTCCCAGGCCATGTTAGAGTCCGGCATCGCAAAGGCTTTCCCGGATTCCGCCTACGTGGCTTATGCTGCGGAGGGCGTGTATCTCAATGATTCCAAAACATTTATCGAACGTCCAGCCGGCCGGACCCGATATATCGCGACCATACGTTATCAGGACGTTGACTACGCTATCCGGGAATGTACGGACGCCGGCCTGCTATATTGTGACAAATCTATTGACACGTCCTATAAATTTAAACTGGCCGTCACTACACCGGATCACAACATCAACTATATCATCTTAAAGCAGCACGACCGTTTTATATCCCAGATGAGGGACTTTTTCGAAAAGGGCTGTTTCCGCTTTAAAGATCTTCAATGCAAAGACGCTGTTTTAAAACTTATATCCTATATCTAGGTATCTTCAGTTAACGGACGTATTGCCGGAACCGGAGCAGCACTCCTGGAAGATGGAGCCGGTACGGACTCGGACTTGCTGGCCGCTTTAGGTCCTTTAGCTGATAAAGATATAAAAAGAGCCCGGAGCTTATCGCCCCGGGTTTCTTATTTAATCCATATGCCAGTTAACCGGCATGATCAGACCTGTAATGTCCTCGCCTTCCTGGATAAGCAGCGGACCGTTTTTATTCGGCGAGAAAAGGAAAGTTGCTTCTTCAAGATCCCAGTATTTCCTGATCAGGGCCTTATCAATATAAGCTTCTCTGTCATTAGATTCTGAGCGGATCTGTGCCAGCGTAAATTTTTTATTTCCCTTATAATCAGCAACAAACGCGGTTACGTCCTGACCGGTATAGTATCCCTGAACGCCGTTATAAGTGTTTTCCTTAGTCACTTTGTTAAAAATCTCAGTTTCCTTTGAGCTTGCCAGTGCTGCCAGTGAAATATAGAATTCATCCCTTTTGATATAAGCTGCGCAGAACCTGTCCAGGCTGATCCAGGCGCCGACCTTATCAATATAAGCGTTGATATTTTCCGCGTTTCCGTCCTTGATCAGCTGTTTGATGATATCACTTTGAAACTTCGCGTTTTTCATATTATTTATCCCCCATAAGTTCAATATCTGTTAAATAGGCCGTCTGTCCTCCACCTGAAAACTCTGCTGTAAAAGCATCACTTAAAGCCTCAAAAAGTGGCGCCGGATCTTCCTTGATCGCGGCTTCAAGTCCGCTTTTCGGCTTGTCGATCACGATATTAAAAACTGCTTTAACTTTGATATGCATCATCTCGCCTCCCTTAATGTGTATTCTGTTTCATGGAGCAGTACCCCGCCCGGAATATGCAGCGGTACCAGCTTACCGGGGACCATGAGCCCCGGTTTAAAGTCCTCAATTTCTCTTTTGATACGGTTTCCGTTTTCGTCAAACAAAAACGCTTTAACTGCCCTGCTCATTTTGTTCTTTTCCTCATCTGAAATTGGTATATCTGTGTTGACTGACAGCATAAATATCTTTTTGCAGCTTTCAGGCATCCCCGCGCACTTGATGTTATACCAGGGCCTTTCTATGGGTTCCTGGTCTTCCTCTATGACGTGCTCAATATAGGTTTTCTGCCTGATAAATAATCCGAAGTCCCAGCACGTTTCAAGCTTCCAGCAGCAGAAGGCTGTAGGATGCACCGTAATACCCTTTGCGTCTTCCGGTCGGCCCTCGCAGTGGATAGAGTCCGTATCCGCGTAAATAAAAGCGTCATAGTTGGCCTGTGCCGCGCGGATCGTGAAGGCTCTGGCATAGGATGTGATAGCGGATCCGACCGCGATATAACCGGTCTTCTTTTTGTTCTCATCTACGATATGGTAGCCGACGCCGCCGTTTTCACCCTTAAAAGCCGTTTTAAAGCTGCTGTTTGAATTCATGGCAAACTTTCCGTATAAGTTATTTAAAAACAGTTTTGCCAATGTCCTCATGGCCCCTTTTGAATTCATTTTGATTTCTTTGTACTTATTGATATAAGAATCAAAAAGTCCTGTTTCCGTGTAGAACCAGCAGCCGTCTAAAATCTCAAAGTCCTTTAAAACGTAATGTTCGCGTAGTAAGTCGTAATCTGTGCAGGTAAGTGTCAATGTCGGGATCATCTCGCGCCGGCTGCCGTCACGGTCCCTTAGGTACTCCCAGGCGTCACCGTTTTTATCAACATAATCCGATGTCGTGAGCCACTGCGTAGACTTGTAAAAGGTGCTCCCCTTGATCTGTATTGTCGGAAGCTTGCCGGGCCTCAGATAAAAGCGGGTCCGGATCCTGATAAAATAATAGAGTCCGTTATTTAAGACTTTATCAGGAATATAATTTCCGGTCCAGAAGTGCGGCTTTCCGATCGGGTATATATTTCCACTCTCTGAGTGCATCATCGAAGGATAGAGGCTGTTAACGTCTGCCGTCCAGCCGCCTCCGATCACCTGCATAGCCCTTTCAGGTTTCACATAACACCACCCGCCGTGATAGCTTTTGTGCAAATATAAAAACGCGCTCTCGGATCCGTAAACGCCCCGGTCTATCTCGATATCGCTTAAGTCCGGAAAGAGGATATTATAGAAGCGGTGGGCCCAGTGGCCCTTGTACTCACTCATGCAGCAGCTGCCTATGGTCATCTTGTCATGGCCGGCCTCATACATAAATTCCAGGGCTTCTTTGACCACCAGCACATCGTTTTTAATATACTCCTCTTCCTCCGGCGTGATCTCGCAGCCGGGATATCTGAGACCCTCATACTCCATCGTTAACTTTTGGTGCTTGGTATTAAAAGCCTTCCCGATCTGAGCCACTGAGAAGGGCAGGAGTTTCAGACTGTCCCTGAATTCTATGATCTTCTTGCGGGTCTTTACCTTTAAAGAATACCACTGTCCCATATACGATATCATATACTTGTAAGAGTGATCCGGCATCTTGTTATCCCGGAGCCACTCTTCACCGTCCAGCGCCTCTTTATAAGTTGTTTCATTCATGAGATGCCAGAGAATAAACTCGCCGTCAAATTTCAAATTATGGAAGTAAATAACAGCGTGGCAGCCCATGTTTAAAACATAGTCCATAAAGTCTTTGATGCTGTGGAAGATCTTTACGTCCTCAGTATACATTTCTACAAGGGCGGCGCTCCAAACGTCCGTTCGTGTCTGACCTTCATAGACTGTCGTTTCAAAATCGGCGATGAAAGTTTTAAGCTTCTTAGGCCGCATCTTATCACTCCTCTTCGGTTATACCGTAAAAGTCCATGAATTCGTCCTCTGAGAGGTCCGCCATGCTGTCAGGCATCATACTGTCCAGGGCATGGATAAACCGCCATAAAAAATATGAATCCCTTTCCCGACTCTCATCCTCTTCATAAATGAAAACCATTTCAAGGTATCCCTTGATCGTATCGCCCAGCTCCTCAAAGGCCTGGGCTACGGCGTCACGGCCAAATTTGGCTATCTTATCCTGAAGGACTGACCGGGCCTTGTTGGCCCTTCTTGGAGAATCGGCCAGGTTTTCGGAGATCAGATCTTCAGCCCATGAGAGCACGGCATCCGATACGGTGGGCGGCTCTTTTGGCTTTTTAGGCTTTAACCTCTCTTTGGCCTGCGCTATCAGGGCTTCTTTTTTCTTTTTGTTCTCTTTTCTGGACTTCTGCCTTTTCTCTTCGGCATACGCTTTATTTCTTTTTCGAAGTTCCTTTTTAGAAACTTCCTCACCGGTCCTCAGGTCGATCGCCTGGACAGCCCGCCTCTCTATTTCCTTACGCGTGAGGTTCTGTAGCTTGTCAATGTCCCGCTTATTGGGCGGATGATCCGGGATCTTTGGAAGCACAGCACCGATAAAGCCGGCTTCTTCTGCCCTTTTGATACGCGCTGCCGCTGCCCTTCTTGCCTTGTTGTAGGCTATCCGGTTAGACATCTGCCGCGCGATCGTGGCTTTTGTTATAGCCAATTCTTTTCACCTTCTTTCTGAGGAAGGGCCGTAAAATGCACAGCATTTTCTTTAAATACGGCCCGACGACATGGCAGGACCGCAGGGCGATCGTGCCGCTACCTTATAAGGAAAGCCCCATCATCCGGGGCCTTCCTCCTTAAGTCCTTATCTCCTTCGCGTATAAGTCTTCTTTTCCTCTTTCTTTTCCTCCGGCGCTTCCTCAGCGCGCTTCTTGCTCTCCGCAAATTCCTGAGAAGTGAGGATAACTTCAGTCGTGTATACTTTTGTTCCGTCTTCCCTCTGGTAGGAACCGGTCTCCAGTCTTCCGGAGACAGCGACCTTGACGCCCTTTCTTAACCACTTGTCCGCAAATTCGGCGGCTTTTCCGAAGCACTTGCAGCGGATAAAGTCGGCTTCCGGCTGTCCCTCTGCCTTAAAGGCACGGTCAACAGCGATTGTATAAGAGGCTATCACTGTACCGTTTCCGGTCTCTACAACTTCAGGATCTCTTGTAAGTCTTCCCATTAAAACAACATTATTCATTTACTTCTCTTCCTTTCTTGAAATCAATTTAGAATTGTTATAGAAAAATCTGTCTTCCATCTCCCGGCGCTCGGTGTAGTAAGTAACGCCCAGAATCTCGATAAAAACGGATCCCTCTGGCTTGTTAGCCTTAACCCATGCCCGGGCCTTGCCTTCAAGCTCTTTACCTTTGAGCCGGTTCATGAGGGTAACTTCCTCAACGTTAAACCGGCTCTTGTCCGCGCCGTTAACATACCGGATCACGGCCACCGTGACCCTCATCTGTCTTTCGACCTTGTTTCGCTGCATTCTTTTCACCTCCTTTATAGTTGGCCTGATAAGGGTTATCCTGATCCAGCTCATGAATCACAGCCTCACAGGCTGCTATAGTGATCAGGCAGAGCGCTCTTGTCTCCTGTCGGTATGAATTCATGTTTCCATACCGGGCGTCCCGGTACTCTTCAGGCGTCATCTTATCTTTTCCTCGCCTTAAAATAGCGCTTTCCCTCTGATAGTTCTTCAGGGCCTTGCGCCGGAATTCCTGGCACTTCTGGATGATCTCAGCCATATTGTCAATAATTTCATTTGGCTTCATTACAATTTACCCTCCTGTTCCACGCTTCAGTAAGCCGCTGCATAGTCACGCCGAAGGCGTCTTTGCCTTTGTGACTGATCCGCGTGAACCTTAAGATATAGCTGCACTTCATGCAGGCGATGCCATCCGGCTCTAAGTCTAGATTGTAATTGAATCTTACATCACCGCCGCAGAAAGGGCAGGGGTCCAATTTATTCACTTTCATTGAAAAAATCTGCCTCCTCACTATAGATCATTTCCGGATGCTGCCGGATCAGTTCCAGCAAGGCCACCTCATGCCTTGCCAGGTCGGAAAGGATCTGGCCCAGGCACCAAAATAAATACATCTGACTGAAGGCCAGTATCAGGATCAGGGCCGTTAAAATAATGGTGTCATTCATTTTATTTGTCCTCTTTTCTAATAGCCTTATTCCATTTCCTGATGCAGCCGCTCATATTGCGATAGTCCGGACCGGTTGCAAAGCAGTTAAGGCATATCATTTTATAAACGTCTTTTCGTTCACAAAGAAAAACCCGATCTGACCCGCAGAAGGGACAGGCTTTTATTTCCAGATTGTTAATTATCATTTCCTGGGCTCTCCTATAGAAAGTATTGCGTTGATACGCTGCGTTAAACGTTCGGTTTCTGTTTTAAGCGTGAGTAACAGAGTGATAATCTCTCTGATGTCGCCGCCATGATAGATTTTCTTGTCCTGATCTTTTAACCACCTTTCCAGCCAATCTCCGGCAGTGTCCGTGTTCAAAACAGGATAAACGCTGTTCCACTTAGTCACGGCTTCTTCCGGGGTTTCACAGCTGGGGCCCATTGTTAAACAATCGCGACAGCATAACCAGGATGAAACACCACCATTTGCTAACATAAGCCTTTCAGATCCGCAGAACGGGCAGGATCTGACTTCAAAGTTATCAATCTTCATCGTCTCCCTCCATTTCCTTATATAACTCCGCCAGTTCCAACAGGTACCCTTCCACCTGATCAAGTGAACCGGAAGCGTAGACCTCACGGCCGGGACCGACCAGGGCATAGACGCCGGCGTGCTCCATCAGGTCCAGCGCCTCGCCACGGTATACCTGATAGGCCTGATCAGAGAGTAACTGATAGGCGTTAACTTCCTTAAATCTTTTTCCTGCATACTCAATTGTTCCGTTCATCCTTTAACCTCCTTTAAGTGCATCATCTTTTGACACTATTATAATATCACAGATGCAGAAAATTTACAAGACTCGTTACATTGACATATTTTGACTTTTATTTGACTTAAAATTCAAAGCATGATAAAATCAAAGAAAACAGGAGGTTTTAAGATGCTGGACACCGTTTATCAGATGATCGCCGCCAACAGTCTTATCAAACTGCTGATCCTGGCTATCATCCTTGATACCGTCTTAGGCACCGGCCGGGCCGTCAAAGAGCATAAGTTTAATTCCTCGGTAGGCATCGACGGCGCGATCCGCAAGGTGATGATGCTTGTATCTGTCGGCGTCCTTATGGTGTCAGATGTGATCATCCATATCAACGCGGCGGCTTTTGTACCGGAAAGAGCGCTAAAAGTGATTGGCCTTGAAAAGGTCGGCTTATGTGAGCTCTTCGCTCTTCTTTTCGTGATATACGAAGCCGTCTCTATCCTTAAAAATATGATGCTTTGCGGGCTGCCGGTCCCGGCAAAGGTAAGGGAGATCCTCTTAACTTTCCTCGATAACATGACCGCGGAGCTGCCGGAGGTGAAGGAACATGAGCAAAACATTTAAACAGGCTGACTATGGCTATGTTGGCGGCGTCTCAATGGCTAATGCCGGATGCGGACCGTCCGCCCTGGCTGCTATCATCTATAATAAGGATACCGGGGTAACGCCCGCGAAGGTTGCGGACTGGCTGCGGAAAAACGGTTATTTTTCCGAGAACGGAACGACCCGCACAGGCGTTACCCGCGCACTGGCGCACTACGGTTTTCAGTCTCTTTATCTCACGCCGGAGCACTCCGGCAATATCGAATGGAAAACAGCCCTTGAAGTTATGAAGGCCACCCATGAGGGCCGGATCTGGGCTATTGTCCTTGTGGTAGGCAGGAAGAACGGCGGAAAGAGTGACTACTGGACAAGCGGCGGACACTTCCTCGCGATCACCGACTACAAGGACGGAATGTTATACGTCCGAGATTCCGGAGCCAGGAACCGCACCGGCTATCACAGCCCGGACCTTTTAAAGGGCGATGTTAACGCCGTCTGGATCATCACGGAGGTTTATTAATGCCTGAATTTATGCCGCGTCTTACGGATGCCGGGATGCGTGGAAGTCCTTATTGGTACGACTGGAATCCGTTTTATCTTTCCGGAAACGGTCTGCCAAATTGTACCTGTTACGCCTGGGGGCGCGTCTATGAGGCTACCGGGATCAGGCCGAGAGATGACTGCTTCAACGGAAACGCCCGGGACTGGTGCCGCACCAGTCAGGCTTACCGGCAGGGCATGGTCCCCATGCTGGGCGCAGTGGCGTGCTGGTGGTATGAACCCTATGGGCACGTGGCCGTGGTAGAACAGATCTACCCGGACGGAACCGTGGTTGTTTCCGAGTCTGGCTATTCCTCACAGAAGTATTTCAAACTGGCAACGATCAGGCCGGAAAACGGCTATCTGGAGGACTGGATGCCCTCCAGCGGTTACTATCTTCAGGGGTTTATCTACCCGGATGGCGTCTCCGGACTGGGTGCCAATTATCAATGGATATCATTTCATGATTATGAGTCAACTTCCTATCGGTCCCCGGAAATCGTCAATAATTGTTACTGCCTGGCTTCCGCGCTCCTGGTGAAGGGGTGGAGCATCAACGCGATATGCGGCCTTTTAGGAAACGCTATCTATGAGTCCTATATGGCCCCGGATATGCAGGAAGTCGGCGGTACGGGTTTTGGCATTGTCCAGTGGACGCCCCCGGAAAAGCTTACAGACTGGCTGGACGCTGAAGGCTACACCAATTGGCGGACAGATATTCAGGTGCTGGGCTATGGCGAAGCGGACCGCATCGACTGGGAGATAGACAACTACCCTCAATGGATCGCTACCGGATCCTATCCTTTATCATTCCGGGAGTTTTCAACCAGCACACAAACACCGGAATATCTGGCAAGCGCGTTTCTATATGATTATGAGAGGCCCGCTTCATACGCTACGGAACAGATCCGGCGGGACAACGCCACCTGGATCTATGGTATCTTTATGCAGGCACCACCCGGTATGCTTGTACCGACCGGCCGGGGAGAAAAGAAGGACCCAAACAAATTGACCTTATGGCAGATGATAAGGTACCACTGATTAAATAAGATAAGAAAGGAATGGCTATATGATCAAGAGCAAAGATGAGATCATCCAGGCGCTGACCGCTGCCCTGGGTACCGAAGACAATGACCTTACGATCATTGAAGACGTGACCGACACGCTCACGGACTTTGAGACAAAAACGGCCGATAATACCAATTGGCACGAAAAGTATGATGAGCTTGACGCCTCATGGCGGCAGCGCTATCATGACCGCTTCACCGGCGCGGCGGATCCTGAAGAGGATAAGGTGCCGGAAGTTACCGAAAAACTTACATATGAATCACTTTTTGAGGAGGAATAATATATGCCGCATAGAGTAGCAGTTTCAAGGCTTAACGCCTCTACAGTAGATATCTTAAACGTCATCCGTCAGAATGCTTCGATGGAGTATCAGGCCCTTGTGCCGGAGATCGGCACGACTCAGGATATTCCGAGAGTCGGTGAGGCGATCTTTGGAAACCCGGGCCTTGCCAACCAGTTTATTTTCGCATTAATGAACAGAATTGCGGCGGTCCGCATGAAGTCCATGAATTTTAATAACCGCTTCGCTTCTTTGAAGAAAGGCTATCTTGACTTCGGCGAAGTGGTCGAAGAAGTCTTTGTCTCCATGGCCAAGGCCAGAGAGTTTTCAGAAGAAAAAGCCGAAGCAAGAGAGTTTAAGCGCACCCTTCCGGATGTCAGAAGCGCTTTCCATATCATCAACTGGCAGGTCCAATATCCGCTGACCATTGAGCAGCAGAGATTAAGGCAGGCCTTTCTCACTCCGGATGGCATCACGGATTTTATCGCAAAGCTGATCCAGTCTGTTTATACCGCCGCTGATTATGATGAGTTTCTCCTGTTTAAGTATCTCATGATCAAGGGAATCGCTCACGGCGAGATGTACCCTGTCAGTGTTGATACAACAGATATCAAAAATGCGGCCGTGGCTTTCCGCGGTACTTCAAACCTGCTTGAATTTCCGGCAAAGACCTACAACAGGGCAGCTGTGACCACAGCGACCGAAAAGGCCGATCAGTATATCTTTATGGACGCAAGATTTAACGCCCAGTACGACGTTAACGTTCTGGCCGCTGCCTTTAACATGGACAAGGCCGACTTTATGGGCCGCCTGATCCTGGTTGATGACTGGACCAGCTTTGACAACAGCCGCTTTGACGTGATCCGGGCTAACTCTACCCAGATCGAGGAAGTTACCGCCGATGAGCTTGCTCTGATGAACGACGTGGTTGCTGTCCTTGCCGATCAGGAATACTTCCAGGTATACGATAACCTTTTTGAGATGTCCGACACCAAAGTATCATCTGGCCTCTATTGGAACTATTTTCTCAATGTTTGGAAGACAGTAAGCACCAGTCCGTTTTCTAACGCGGTCGTATTTGCTTCAAATGTGACTAAGTTTGTACCGGACACTTTCAATGCTAAAGTGGCGTCTGTTTCAAATTCTGATGAAGCAACGATCATCACACTGGAAGCAGAGCCGGGTACCGGTTTTGAGTCCATGGCAATTAACTTTGTTCAGGATCAGGCCGCGACCGCTGCCGGCGTGGCTGTTGTTAAGGCCGGCGCTTATATCTTCCCGGCATCCGCGGAGGTTAACCTGGTGCCTGTTGCCCAGATCGGCAAAACACTGTATAACGGTACGGCGTTGACTGCTGAGCTGCTGGCCGGTGATACCATTAACTTTACCAAACAGTAAAACTTTTTCCCTCCCTGGCCCCTTAACCGGGGAGGGACTTTTATAAGCGAGGTTTTAAAAATGAAGATCACAGAAAACGTGATACTGGTTGATATCCTGTCCGAGGGTACAGATTTAATCATGGATATCGAAGCCGGAACACTTTTTAACTTGTTTAAGTCAGGGAAAAACATTATTTTCACCGCAAAACATGAAATTAATGGGCAGCGAATAACTATGACTTTCAAAGTGCTGTCAGCCATGCATAATAGTAAAAGTAAAGAATATCTTTTTGCGACGTATCCTTTTACAATGGAGACAAAACTTTCAATTTTCAGGACAACTTCAGCAAATAGAAATCCTAGATTAAGCATGTAAAAGGGGTGATATGATGTCGCTTATCACACCCAACAGCACGATCAGCCTTTTAAATAATGTGCCCCTGGACTCCCGGTATCTTGATACCTTCTCATGGGAAAATATAGGCGCGCAGGAGACTTATTTTAGTGGCCATGTTAAAAGGTCCTTCACCGCTCAGACCTACGCGAGGCATGAGCGGGGGACGCTCCGGGTCCAGTGCAAGGCGGATGACGTCTATGATTGCAATTATATGATGTTTCGGAATACAGACTTTGGCGCCAAGTGGTTTTACGCGTTTATTGAAAATGTAGAGTATATCAATAACTCAGTGGCCGAGATCCGTTTTAAGATCGATCCAGTGCAGACATGGTACTTCGAAACGTCCTTCGCGCCCTGTTTTGTGGAGCGGATGCACGCAGCGCGTGACCAGATCGGAGATAACATCATGCCGGAGCCGGTGGACGTCGGCGAGTATGTCTATAATGATTATGACAAGCTGACCGCTGCCTATACCATCGGCGTCGTCCTGATCTCCATTATTGACGTGAACCAGCAGTCAGGGACAGCGGCAACGGCTGACGTACACTCTTACGAGGGTGTGATCTCAGGATCAACGCTTTGGGCATACCGGGCCGATGATATCGAGGGGATCAATGCCAAGGTGGCCGAGTATATCCAGAAGCCCGACGCGATCATAGGAATGTATATGGCCCCGCCTCTGATCCTGCCGGGCGGGATGCCGGACACCGGCGGTTATAAAGTTACTGATCGGTCCGTAGGTCAGACCTACGATGTAGCTGCGGGCGAGATCAGCACGTCAACCCGCCTTGACGGGTACCTTCCTAAAAATAAGAAGCTCCTGACTTATCCCTACAATATGTATATTGCCGATAACGCCAACGGGACAGACCTTGTTATCCGGTATGAGTTTTGCTCAGGCCTGAAGCCCAGGTTTATTGTCTACGGCAACTTTACCCAGCCGGTCGAAGTTGTTTTAAGGCCTGTCGGCTATAAAGGTTCAGGTTCCGGACCTCTTCAGACAATGGCTCTCTCCCTTAAAGGCTATCCTATGTGCTCCTGGAATGTTGACACCTTCAAGGCCTGGGTTGCCCAGAACAGCCTGCCTATTGCCGGATCCGTGGCCATGGGCGCCGCTCAGGCGATCATTGGCGGCGTGACCGGAAACCCGGCAGCGGTGGCCGGCGGCGTGGGTTCCATTTTTAACACGGCAGTTAATGCAGTTAAAGAAGGCTACCAGGCCAGCATCAAGCCGGACATGGGAAAGGGCAACTTTAACACCGGAGGCGCCAACTATGGCCACCTTTTCCAGTGCTTCTACGGCGGGCGCGCTTCTGTCAAGGCGGAAGTAGCCCGTATGATCGATAACTTTTTTGATGCTTACGGCTACGCTCAAAAGAAGATATTAACGCCGGTCAGGACGCTGAGGCCGTATTGGACTTATATCAAAACAGCCGGGTGTGTTATCCGGGGATCTATTCCGGAGGATGACCGGGCCGCACTGGCAGCGATCCATGATAACGGAATCAGGTACTGGAAAACGTCCGATATCGGAAACTATACACTGGATAACTCACCGGGCTAGGAGGTGATCAAGTGCCGAGACGAAGAAAGAATAAAAGAAGCTTTTTCGAGGAAAGCGCAGCGCTGAACAACGCTTACTATAACCAGTATTCAAAGAGGCTCTGCGAACTTTCTATATCCATGTTTAAATATGAGAACCTTCCGGAGAGCGTGGACCCAAGGTATCTGGAAATGACGCTGTTTGAAACAGGCCAGGCGGTCTTTTTTGAGGATGAAGTCATGGGCTACCTGGCTTTAAAGTGCACCCTGTCCGGTCAGTTTGACGTCTACCGGGTGCCGGTCGGCCGCATGGCCTACGCGGATAACGGATATACAAGGCAGCTGTCTAATAAGGATTCTGTCATTATTTACAATAATTATCTTCGGACTAATTCCGTCGATGATGTGTTACTCTTTGCAAGGCGCCTTTATAACCTGGACCGTATCATAGACGTTAACGCCAACGCTCAGAAAACGCCGATCCTGATATCATGCGATGAAGATATGCGGCTGACCATGCTGAACCTCTTCAAAGAGTTTGACGGAAACGCGCCGGTGATCTTCGGGGACAAGCGGATCACGCCGGGAGCCCTTCAGGTCCTTTCTACAGAGGCGCCCTATGTCGGTGATAAGCTGACACAGCTGAAGACCAACATCTGGAACGAGGCCCTTACTTATTTAGGTATTCCTAATCTGACCGTTAACAAAAAGGAAAGGCTCATCACAGATGAAGTGATGAGGAGTCAGGGCGGCGTCATGGCTTCCAGACAGAGCAGACTCCAGGCCAGGATAGAAGCGGTCGATAAAATTAATGATATGTTCGGCCTGGATATCAAGGTATCTTTCCGGGATGACATGAGCATTGATGAGGATCTGCCAGATCCGGAAGACAGCGAGGAGGTTATAGAGGATGAGTAGATACACAACAGAGCTTCGAAACATCCTTGCCATGCTGGCCGGCTGGGAGGAGCCGGAGGAAGAAGGCGGCTTTGATCAGCTCTCCCCGGAGCTGGGAGACGTGGAAGAGATCATATCAAAAGCGCGTCCGAAGATCTTTGATTTTGATTACACGCTTTTTGATCCGGCATATAAATCAGTCCTTGAAACTAAGATCCTGCGGCACTTTTATATGCGCGAGATCGGGTTTGAGACTGCCGGCCTCTGGCGGCTGAAGCTCAGAACGAAGCTGATCGAGATCTTACCCTATTATAACCAGCTTTACCAGTCTGAACTTCTGGAGTTTAACCCGCTCTATGACGTGGACCTTCAGACAGAACATACCAAAGAGGGCGAGGGTGAGTCTTCCTCACAGTCTACTGACTATTCAAGCCGGCAGGACACCAGGCAGACCTCCGGAACCTCCCAGATGACAAGCCACGATGAAGGAACCCACGTTAACAAGTACTCTGATACGCCCCAGGGCACGATCTCAGGACTTGAAGACGGTATATATCTGACGAACGCCTCAATTGATAATGACACGTCAGACGGTACCCAGTCCGGCACAACAAGCGGAACTGAAAACTTTGGTTCCGGGACCTCCGGAGGCGGCACGACGTCCGGGAACTATACGGACACGGAAAGTTACACCGAGCACGTTTTAGGAAAGACCGGCGGCGCGTCCTATTCATCAAGGCTGACGGAATTCAGGGACACGTTTTTAAACATTGATATGATGATCATTGATGAGCTGGAAACGCTCTTTATGCACTTATGGTAAAGGAGGTTTGCAAAATATGGGAGTAGATTATACGCCGACTTTCGGAACTTATAAAATGACCGGTTCCTTCAGGTTCTGGTGTCAGAAGGTCCTTCCTCTGGTATATGATGACAGTCTGAGTTATTATGAACTGCTTTGTAAAGTGGTCGGGTATCTTAATAATGTGATCGAAAACGTTGACACGCTAAACGGAAACATTGACGCCCTGAAAGATGCCTATGAGCTCTTGCAGGAATATGTCAATGGTTACTTTGACTCATTGGACGTTCAGAATGAAATAAATAATAAACTTGATGATATGGCCAGTGATGGAAGCCTTGCCGTGATCCTGGATCCGATCATCTCAGAGGAAGTGAGCGCGTGGCTGGCCCAGCATATCACACCCACAACTCCGGCCATTGATAACACGATGACGGTATCAGGAGCGGCTGCGGATGCCGCGGCGGTCGGAACCCTCTTTAACAGGACGGTGACCTTCAGAAAGGAGCTTACCGGTGGAGAGGATATGGACACGCTGGCCCAGGCAGGCTTTTATTATAAGCAGTATAATGTTCCGATCACGAATGGCGTTAATAACAACCCGGCCAAGATCATTACTTTCTCAAGGCCCCTTGCGGGCACGATCGGAGCAGTGCAGCTCTGGTTTGATGTTGCCACTAATAAAATGTATTTCAGGACCCGAAGGACAGAAGAGGACGCCTGGGGCGCCTGGGCTACTTTCGCGGATCAGGAGGAAGCACTGACATTCAGGGAACAGCTGGCCCAGGGTCAGGATGTAAATAGCATCCTCCAGGCCGGATATTATTACACGGTGGCCAACCGGCAGCTTGTGAACGCGCCCAATGACAGACAGGCCAAGCTTGTTACATTCTCCAGACCTTCAGCAGGAAAGGTCGGAGCAGCGCAGCTCTGGTTTGACGTCAACCAGAACAGACTTTATTTCAGGACCAATCTTTCAGCCAATACAGACTTTTCAAATTGGAAAGAGGTTAAGGCTTATGATGCCATGAGGAACACACACGCCGAGTGCTATGCTGCCTTTATCAAAGAGATGAAGCGGATTGCAAACCAGATCGGCTGCTCTGCTGATACTGTGATCACCAGCCCCAACGGTAACTATTCGACCATGAGCACGGCCCGCGATATGCTCCGGGTGCTGCTTTACGCCTGGGGTTTTGAGGAGATCTCCCGGATCTGGTCTACCTACACCCGGACCTTTAAAACGTCCGTCGGAGATAAGAGCCTTACATCTACCATGTTTAATTCCGCCTATACGGCAGGCGCCCCGATCGTCGGCGGCAAACCCGGCATCATCGGCGCTACAGGTACCCATGAGCTGGTGGCCAACCTTTGCATGATCTCTCTTCTGGATCCTGATTCAGCGACTCCCAGATACGGGGCCGGCGTGGTGATGGGCGCGAAGTCAGACGCCAAGCGCTTCTCCGAGATGTCAAAACTCATGGCCGGCATGAAAGCCGGAACCGCTTTTAATGATATCACTTTTGATTCTGAGTATATCATCGGCGCCTATGCGTATGCCGGCGGTAAAGGGTCCTTTAACTCTGAGCAGTTTCCGCTGGGCGTGGCCTACGGTGAGAAGGGAGCTGATACCCAGTTCCCGACAGCCTCAACGGTCAAGATCCTGACAGCTATAACTGTGATGACGCACGCAGCCGATCTTGATGATCTTGTGACCATCTGTCCTGCAGACGTAACCACCGGAACAGGAAACATCTTTGTATCCGGTGAGATTGTCACCGTCCGGGATCTTCTCTACTCACTTTTGATGATCTCGTCTAATACCGCGGCTGTTGCCCTGGCTCATTATATCGGGGACAAGCTCCTGAATCGTAAAATCATTGACAAACCCGAGGAGCCGTGATAAGATAATCTTGTCAGTTGTCGAAGTGTTTTCATAAGTATTTGTCACCTCCTTATTTCGAAAATGTGAATTAGTCAGGACACCAAAGAGGCCCCCTGCCGTTTTAGGCAGCGGGGTCTTTTTGCGTGGGAAGACTTTCCCAGGACTTTCCCAGGACTTTCCCAGGAGTTGCCCAGGAGTTGCCCGGGAGTTGCCCAGAGGGTGAGAAGGATCCGCTGGAGTTGGGATAGACTAACTAAGAGGGGCGAATGATCATTGGCTAGCTCAGGAGG